CCACTTCCTTTTGGTTTTTTTCCTGTGCCTTTTTTTGGGTCAGGTTTTCTTTTTGGTGCCATTTGTTTTCTTCTTTACAAAAGTTTTTACTTTTTTCATTGGATTTGCTCTTTTTCTTTTAACCGCAGATTTAATTTGTGATTTTGTCATCTTCTTGGCAGTTGCAGATGGAACACATTTAGGATATCCTCTTTTGCTTTTCTTTGCAGATTTTCTTCCACATTTTTCAAAGCCACCACCTTTTTTTGGTGCAGATATATCTACCCATTTTTCTTTTTTAAACCAATTGTGTAGGGTTCCTTTACCTCTTGGTTTAGCCATGATTATGTCTTTTTAGTTCTGTAGCCACCACCAGCTTTTTTATATTCTCTAACAAGGTAGGCATTTGCATATGCTGATGGATATACATCAAATTTAGCCTTTGTCTTTGCTTTTATCCTTGCATACAATTTAGGATTTGTAGGTACAGCTTTTGTTTTTGATTTTTTAGACTTTGATTTTTTTGCTTTTGCCATTTTTCTTCTTCTTTTTATTTTTAGCTAATTTTTTAAAATCAGCACCTGTTATCTTATTACGAGGTTTTGCAACTCGTGCTAATGCTTTTTGTTTGCCAGAATATTTACTAAATGGCATTACATAATCTCCGGTTTAGAAGAACCTAACATATCATTCATCATTTCATGTACATTAGAACTGTCCAATTTTATAATTTTTACTTTTACATTACCATCATCTTCAGACATTTCTTCTGTTTCTTCCATATCTTCTGGTGGTAACATTTTTCCTTGATAACATAATAAAAGAAAATTAACTAATTGTTCATCTGTAAGGTTTAATCCTTCTGAATCTCTAGGAAAACCCATCTTTTCCATAAACAATTCTTCATTTCTCTCCATGTTACTTATTTCTATTGCGTGTTCCATTTCTGGCTCCTTTCATAAATCCAACCAATACCATAACTAATTTTTTCACAAATGTTTTTAACAAATCTAAGTAAAACATTATTTTTGCCATATTTTCCTTTAGAAACTTCAAATGCCATTTGTTTAGACCATGCCACAAAGATTGGATAAAAGATATTATATATTGTTTTATTGTTTTGTAATTTTTTAGCAAACCATTTACCCCACACTTCATAACCTTTATATGTATAAAAATTAATGTTTTTACCATAGATTACATCACATAGATATATTTTTCTAGGTAATAATCCTTTTCTATATAATGTGGTGCAAATAAATGTGCTTCCTGCATCTGCGGTATCGCCTTGTTGTTCACGTCTTACTGATTTGGCAAAATTTTCATCATAATTTTTACTTTGTGTAATGTTTGATTGTGTAATCTTATCTTCTGCAAATTGGTCTGGTGTTTTTAAATTTTGGTCGATTGCTCTTGATAAAGCATAACTTCCCATTGCAGATTTAAAATCTTCTCCTTTTAAACCTGTTTCATCAGTAACACCTGTCATTTGTTCGGCAAATCTTCCACTACTAAATGGCTGTGTAAATTTATAATTACCTTTATCATAATCATATGTAAAAGCGGTATTATCTGGTATTTCACCTTGATTTGTTGTTCTGCTTGTTAATGGTGCTAAATCTAATTCTGGAAATTTTTGTATAGCAAAATTTTGGACATCTTCTCTAGTATAATCTTCACCATATTTATCCACTAATTGAGATTGTAATTCTCTAGTGGCAGAAAAATCACCTGTTGTAAAAGCATCAAATGTACTTCTAGGCTTTTTGTCTAATGCTTTTCTAGCAATTTGATTTACTCTTTGTTGATTAATAATATCACCAATTTGAGCAAGATTACCAAGAGGTAATGCTCCAAAAATTACATTTTGTGGTGTTAATGTAAAATCCACACCAAATCTTGATAAAGGTGCATATCCTTTTTTTTGTGATAATAAACCTTCTTTTAATACACCGAACTCATTTTGTGTAATTGGAGCCATTTACATGTTTCTTTGTTTATTTCTTCTTCTCATCATTTCTTGAACATCTTCAGCAGGTCTCATTGGCACTTCTCCACCAAATGCACCTAAAGCGCCTGATTTGTTCATAAAATCAAATTTTCTTATGGGCATACCTGTTTGTGGGTCTTTTTCATCTGTACTAAATGGCATATTTTTTGCATCTCTTATCATATCCATTTCATCTTGTCGCAATTGTGGTGGTGGATTTTGGAACATTCTATTAATTTCTTCCATTGCATCTTCAAAAGTTAATCCTGTTTCCATTAAAGCCATAATTTGATTTCTTTCCATATCAGGAAATAAATTTAAAATTTCCATTTGTCTATCTGCACTTAATGTATCAAATCTTGGCATAGTATCTTCCATAGGTTGCATACTTTGTGGTGATGTTTCTGACATTTTATTTTCAATGTCCATTCCTCCACCACCTTCTCTACTGCCTGTAGGTACTATTTCTATTGCCATTTTAGCCTCCTTTTGCTAAATTTTTTTGTTGTAATATTTGTATTTCTGCTTCTAATTTCTTCATTTTTGCCATCAAATCTTGTTGTAATTTGGCATTTTCAATTGCCATATCTTGTTTTGCTTCTGCGTCTTTAATAGCCATATCTTGTTTCGCTTTTGCACTTTCTATTTGCATATCTGTTTGTGCTTTCATTTGTGCAATTTGTGCTTCTAATTGTGCAAGTTGTTGTGCAAATTGTAAAGGATTACCTTGTTGTTGTTGTTGTCCAATATTTGCAATGGCTTTAATTTGTTCCATCTGTGGTGATTGTTGTACAACTTCACTTGCTCTTTGTGATATTTCCATATCTAATTGTGGTGATATATCATCAAATTGAAATTTAGGATTTCTAATATCTGGTAATTTAGCTAATTGCATACCAATAGCTGATTGCATTCTTTGTCTATATAATAATGCAATATGTTCAGCCACATGAGCAATTAATATAGGTTGTAGACCTCTGGCACCTGCATTACCACCTAATGATGGGTCTGATAGAAATTGCATATGTACATTTATATGAGCATCATGGTCTTGGTCTGGAAATGCTCTTATTGGTTTGCCATACATAACTGACATGTTCTCGTCAACTGGGTCTATTCTTGATGCTTCTAAAGGTTTTTCTAATATTTCATCAATGTTTGGTATTCTAATCGCTTCTAACATTCTCTTATGAGCCTCATATTGGTCATAAAGATTAGGTGCAGATTGCATTAATTGTAATACAGATTGTCCTTGTGCAATTCTTTGTGCTGTAGAAAAAACATTAGGGTCTGAAACTGGCAAAATATCTATTTTTGCATCAAAATCTGTAGAATTAATAAATTGTGTAACACCAGATAATGAAAATTCAAATTGTTCTGGTAAAAATTTTGAATTATTTTTTGCAATTAATTTAAATTCTTGTCCTTGTGAATAATGTAATCTTTTGTGTATTGCAGAAAATGATTTTGCGCCTTGTTCTATTAATGCAACTGTTGAACCTACTGGTGCATTGGGATTTACATCTCCTACGTTTAAATCGGCAGTACTTGCAAATCTTCTTCCTGCTTCTACGATTGCATTCATCAATTGAAATAATGTACCAGATGGCTCTTTAAATGGTAATGGCATAATAGCCTTGTTTACATCATCTACTGTAGCATCTAAATCAGCAAACTCACCGGGATTTACTTGTAATTCACCACCTGTAACTCTACCTTTTAATTTAAAACCACCTTGCATGTTTGAAAAAGCGGCGCTATCTAATAATGCTCTTAATGAACCTGTAGCGGCTCTTCCAAGACCACCAATAAGATGATATAAACCAAAACCATAAAAACCTGTGCCGGGCAAAAATCTATAAGAAACAAAATAATCCTGTCTTAATTTCTTTTCATCATCTTCTTCCCAATTTCTTCTAATAGATACAATCTTTTGACTGTCATAATCTATTGTTACAACATAAGGGAAAGCTACAATATCTGAATTTTCTTCTGTATCTGAATAACCATCTAAACCATCAAATGTTTCATATACATGCATTTCTATCAATGTTACTTGTTCATTGTATTCAGAATCTGAATATTCTTCTACACCTTCTATTTCTGCACCAATATCTGGTGATGGGTCATCTTCTGAACCAATGTATTTGATTGGTAAATAAAATCCACTTTCTACATATCTATTATAATCATTTCTAGGCATTCTAATGATATGTGAATATCTAACAGAGGTTTGTAAATCTTTACTATCTGGTGCAACAACAAAATCTTCTGCCTTAACAAATTGTGAACATTGTCTATCAAGATTTGAATCAAAATAAACTTTTTTAAATGCATGTCCAATTAATGGTAATTGAAATAGCATTGTATCTAAATCTGGAAAATACTCTGGCATTTCTTGTGTGATTTGATAATTCATGTAATCACGAACTCTGCGTGCTTGGTCTTCCAATTCTTCTGTTGGCTCTCCAATTATAGTTGTTTTTACAGGACCACCAGATGGATATAATTCTGCAATTGCTCTTGCATTAAATTGTGTAGCTGATTCTGCTATCATTGGGTGAACAACAGTGGATAATCCTCTTGTTGCTCTCTGTTCTTCTTCTTCTGTTAATCCACCATCTGGCTCTAATGATTGCAAACCTTGTTTGTATCTTTCTTCCCATTCACTTCTTGCATTTTTATCACTTTCAAATGCATCTAATAAAAATTGTGCTTTTCTAGCTGATTGATTATCATCAATTTCTTCTGCCAGATTATTATCATGTTCAGATGTTATTTCTACAATATCATCTAATGATTTATCGCCAATTAAGACTTCATTATTTTCTATTTCTTCAACTTCAAGATTATCGGCAGGTGCGCCTTCTTGAAATGGTATTACATTAGGTTCTTTAGCCATATAATGTTAATCTCTTTCTTTCTACTATTTCATCTTCATCATAATCTGTAGAATGTGTAATAAACCAACCTTTTCTCAACCTTAACCATGCTTGAGTACATGTGTCAACTATATCATCATTATCACCAGTTGGAAAGGCTGAACATATATCTATTAAATTTTTAGCCCATTTTCTTCCTGCAGGATAAAATATACGACCATCTTCTAATAATGCTGAACATGCGTGTGCTCTTGCTTGTTTATCTCTATCTGGCATATATTCTAACACTGGTATACCTGCCATTCGTAAATCTTGTAAAAGACTTTGTCCACTTGCCTTTTTCTCAATTAATACAACATCTGGTTCAAAATCTTCATAGGCTTCCTGTGCTATTCTCCGTAGGTCAGGGTATGAAACCCTATCATACCACATATCAATAACAATTGCATTATAATATCCATTTTGTTTAAATACTCCCCATGTTGTTCTTGCAGAATAACTTGATGCATCTTTTGTTGAATAAGCTGTATCATATGATTGAATTAAATATTCTATGTTTGGTAAATCTTCTTGTTCCCATGGTTCCCACCATTCTGCTTTTAAAATACCACCACCTTTTGGCATTGGTCTTTGTTGTAATTGACCAGATGCACCATAAGAACCTAAACTTTTCTCTAAATTTCTTAATGTTAAATCATTCTCATGTACTCTTTGCATTATAATTATAAATGCACCATTTTTTGGGTCATTTAATCGTGTCTGCATGGCTTGGTCCCACCAATCAAGTACACCTTGTCTTACAATACCAGATTCTGCTTCTCTTACATTGTGTGGGTCATCTATCAATATAATATCACCACCTTCACCTGTTAATGCACCATCAACTGATGTAGCTATTCTTTGTCCTGTTTTATCATTTTCAAATCTTTGTTTTTGATTTTGGTCAGTTGTAAGACTAAATGTGCCACCAAAATATTCTTTATACCAATCACTTTCTATTAATCTTCTGCATTTTACACTATCTCTTATTGATAAAGATAAGGCATAACTTGCAAATAAAAACTTTTTTGTAGGGTCAATTGTCCATGTCCAAGCAGGCAATGCTACAGAAACAGATATAGATTTCATATGTCTTGGTGGTATATTTATAATTAATCTTTTTATATCGCCATTAACAATTGCTTGTAAATGGTCTGATATTGCATCTAT